AATGCCACTGTACTACTTAAGGTAACTGAAGACCCACTATTTCTTTGATCTATTTTTTGCTCGCCATTAATAATCAGATTGCGATGACTCAACGCACCAGCAGTCGGAAAAGTACTTCCGTTAATCGTCGTAGGCTCTAGATCCCCATCAAGAGTAATCTTGTCATTACCTGCATCAACGACAAATAAGTTTGCTTTTGTATCACCCTCTACACGGAAGTCAACATTATCACCGTCGTCATTGAAGACGATTTCAGTAGGACCAAAATCAGCGATCTTATTGTTGTTCGAGCTGACAGACGTGATCCCAGCACCGCCTCGGAATAGGCCAGTATCAAGGTCCTGGTTGAAGGTGATCGATGGTGTGCCTGCATCCCCATCAGGGAATGCATGGCCTGCTGTCACATAGTCTGCACCAGCAAGAATGACACCGAAGAAGGACTGACCGGACGCTGGAGCCGCACTGAAGACAATGTTCGTGCCAGTCAGCTGGAAACCGTTAGTGCCTGTTCCATCCGGTTCCTGGATGACACCACCGACAGAAATCAGGCAGTTCTCCGAAGCGATCGGGAAGGGAACTGGTGAAACACCACCAACTTGAAGGGCGAACGAAGTCGTAGATCCATCAAAGCTGGAGCTTATATCATCGATGCTTTGATACGTACTCTGAGCGATCTGCGGGCTCTGGCCGATATATCCCATGATGTAGATCTATTTATTCATCTATTGTATTAGGGCCTGACGTAGAAGGCTTACGCGGCCAGACGACTGATTCCGGACCAGTCTCTGCATAGGTGGTCGGAATGTCGCGAAGGGTCTGACGATAAGCAGCCCACTGAGCCTGGTCAACAGTGCAGCCAGGGATCATTGTCCAGTCCGATTCTCGGATGAGATTGTCGCGTTTCGTACGTATATCTTGCCAGGTCACAGGGGTTTCAGGAATCTCTGCTGTGTTACCTTCAGCTACCCACTTAAGGTATTCCCTCCATTCAGGAGTGCCATTGTCCTCCGGAGGTAACGTCAGAATATGATTGTTGCCTTGATCCAAGGAAATAGAACCGTCGCTATTAATTTGATAGGACATAAATTAAAGCTCCGCTGAAGCAGTCCAAGAATAATTAATAATATCAGCAGCAGAGCCGCCGAAACCAGACCTGAATCCTTGTGTACTAGAACCGTCTGAAGCGATGGTGGCGTTGCCATCAACTTTAGTCCTAGTCACGTTTGCAGTTGCCCTCATCGTCACAGGGAACGTAACTTTTTGCCTTTGGACTTGGCCTGCCGAAGCACTCGGCAACTGATAATACTCATTGATGTTTGACTCTTGATAGTACCTCTGACACCTAGCAAGCTCATCGCCGTAGCTTCTGTGCTCAAACGGTGTCGCGGTGTTTCCGACTTCTAATTGGACGCCAGTGATGTAAATGTTATTAGCAGTGTTATCACCTGCATTAACCTGACCTACAGCACGGTTAGCATTGGTTACTGACGTCCAAGTTGTTGACAAAGTTCCAGAAGAGTAACCACTTCCAGCAAACAACCATAAATTCATCTCAAGCGAAAAAGCATTATTGTTATCTAATGCTCCTGACGTATCGCCAGGGAAAGTAATTGTTTTATGTTCCCAAGTGTCAGCACTACTTACGGTGTAAGATTTTGAGATTTGCCGAGTGTTGTTATTATCAAACAACTCAACAATATATGTTCCTGCTTTGCTGCTTTTTATCCAAAACTGAACAGTCACTGACTCGGCAGATGAAGAGCCTTTTTTAAGATGTTGTAGATTTTGGCCTTCAAATCTTTGTCCAAAAATAACGTAATTAAAGCCGGCGGTGCCAGATACCGAAGTGCAATCTGCTTTCCAAGAATTGCCGAAACCCTGTCCACTAGGGACATCAGTGCTTTGTGAAATCGTAAACGCACCATCATTTTTTCCGAATCTGAATCTATCTGGCCCACCATATTCATTACCAGCGTTTACAACTGTCCCACGCTGAGACACCTGCATCCCACCGTTAATAATCAGGCTTCTATTGCCAAGTTTGTCAGCAACACTATCACCAAGCCGCTGACCATCGATATCAGTTAATGGCATTATCGATTACCTCCTTAGGTTTGCTCAAGGTAGCTAACAGAAAGATCCAACGCAGTGGCCGTGTCAGCACGTGCCCTCAACACATCGCTGGACTCCATAATGATTTTAGAACCTGAGATGATCTCCAAAGATCCACCCCCAGGAACAGGAGCGTTCCTAATAATATAGATGTCATCACCCGTATCTGTCACAAGATAAATATCAACGTCAGCACTGGTGCCGGTCTTGTTCGAGACCAAGATACTCAGAAGAACGTGAGTCGCACTGGCACCAGCAGTCAAGATATTAGTGGCGGTGTCAGTGATAGCCGTGGTTACCAGGCTTGACTTAGTAGCGATCTTAAAAGTGTTTGCCATATCAGCCTAGAGCCACAATTAATGCAAGGTTTGATGTGTTTTCAAAGTTCCCAGTGACCGTAAGATCACCTGTAATTGAAACGTTACCTGGGATAGTTACAGCGCCTGCTGCGTCTATTGTAAGTCTAGCAACTCCACCGGTCACGAGACTAATTTGATCCGGGCCACCACTGATAATTCCAGTGTTGGAATCAGTGGCGAACTTAAGAGCACAACTTGTTAGTGAACCAAGTGAAAGTGCTGAGTTCGTTCCATCTTCTCTGAGAAGCGGGAAACCTCCAGCCTGTACTCCATCGTGGACGACTGTACTGTTCTTATCAGTATCTACAGTGACTTCACCCGAAGCACCAGTGAAGCCTGAGTGCTGGGCTGTTGAGCCTCTGCGAAATTGTACTTGGGTTGCCATAACTCTATCCTAATGCAACTGCAATTGCGGTAGCAAAACTTTCGGTGGAGATTGTTCCATCGGTATCAGGAACAGTCATAGTTCGGGTATTACTTGCAGTAATGCCTGAACATTCGAAAGCAAGCTTTTTGGAACTGTCGCTGTTATCACTTATCCTGAAAGTATCATCAACAAAAGTTCCGCCGGGAATCGTCGAAGCTGAAGTCAACATCGTCCCGGTTTCATTGGGAATAGTGATGGTCCTATTAGCGCCAAGTGCTTGCGGTGTCAGGGTGACTGCATATGAGTTGGATCCACCACCTCGTCCGTTAATTACGACTCCATCGTTCGTCGAAGCCTGCTCGAATCGCTGTCCAGATGAATTGCGGAACGTGTTCGATGCTGTGAACGTTTTGGTGCCTGAGATCGTTTCATTGACATCCCTAAGAGAGACCGTTCCTCCAGCATTCGGTAATACAATTGTGCGGTTGGCGCCCAAAGCTTCAGGTGTAAGGGTCACCGCATAAGAATTACTACCGCCGCCACGACCATTGATGACAACACCATCGTTCGTCGCGGCCTGTTCAAACCTTTGACCGGATGAATTCCTGAATGTATTGTTACCCGTGAAAGTCTGGTTAGTACTCAGAACAACGATCGTGTCGTTGACGTCCTGAACAGTCAAAGTCCGCGTTGTGGATGTAGTGATGCCACTTAAAGCGAACGCCAACTGCTTTGAGTTGTCCGTGGTATTACGAACCCTGAAGCCGCCATCATTCGTGACCACTGCGGTCGACGTTACTGACGTCAAACCAGCAAGGGTCAGTGTGGAAGAACCCAGAGATACAGCACTCGTGCCGATCGTGATAGAGCTGTTGCTCAATGACGAGTTCGGAATACTCCCGAGGGCGAATACACCTGTGCTCGAGGTGTAGCTGATTCCGGTGGCGCTGGTGGCGCTGAAATGAGCACGAACCTCAGCTGCGCTCGGACCTGTATATGTGATTACACCTGTGCTGCTGTTGTAGCCAAGAGATCCATCACCCCCGGAATCCGTAACACTGATGGCACTACGTGACCTTGCGTTAGTGAAGTAAAGGTTGCCGTCCTCAGGAACAATGCTGGTATCAAGGGTGTCAGTGGTCGACTGGTTACTGGCATTGCCAATGAAGATCTTGCCGTTGTCTAAGTTCGGTGTTGCGTTCGAGCGGCCTGGACCAAGTACAAGAATGCGTCCGTTGCTGTCTACCTTGGTGACCTTGCCGATGTTTTGAATCTGACTGGCCTCACCCGTCGGAGGCGTGGTCGTTAAGTCACCTGCTGTGGTGCTGATATAAACGGTGTCACCAGCCGTAAAAGAGCTCGTGTCATACCCCTGAGCAACACCTGTAGCAATGACAGCGCCATTAGCGTTATTGGTGATCTGCTCAGCGACAAGACCAATACAAGGCATTTTGGTCGCATCATTGGCGTCTGCAGGAGCCACCAGAGGTCGATTACTGCCTGACGCGTACCCAACGATTGCAACTGGAGTGCCCTTGGCGAGAGTTGAGCCCGTTTCATTACGTACAAGTTCAACTACATTTTCTGCTTCTTTAACTTGATAGGTGTCCCCGAGTGCAACAGTGGTCGTCACGCCACGTGCATCTTCGAAATCAATGCTGTTGTTTGTTAAAGAAGAATTTGGAATACTTGAAAGGGCAAATACACCTGTAGAAGACGTATAAGTGATGCCTGTAGCGCTCGTAGCCGACAGCAAGCCTCTGACCACTGCATCTGTGACCTGAGTAAACTCAAATGCACCTGTTGTGGAGTTATAAGTTAAGCTTCCTAATCCAGTCGCAGGGCTGGGGCTGACAGTCGAAAGAGAGATCGAACCGCGAGCCCTTGCTTGAGTAAAGTATTCATTAGTAGAACCTTCACTCAGATCATCTGTATCATTTCCAGCAAAATCTAATCCATCAGTAGGAGTATTGATCTCTTGAAAGAGACCAGATACTAATGCGATTGCCTTTCTAGTTGCCATAATATTAACTTAATAAGATCGGAGGTTCCAATTGAATGGCAAACTCTGTAGTTGAAGTGGCTTCACCGACTCTGACTACATAATTACCTGCGCCAGTAGGTGCAGTAGTGGTGATCGCGCCTGCGCTTGCGGCAGAGAGGAAATAGTGATCACCAGCATCAAGGCCCGTCATAGCTTCTACACCTGTCACCAGGACTTTTACTTCTTCACCTGAAGCTTTGGTTGTGTCTGCAATTCCAACTACATAGGCCTTATCAAGAGTGTCGTTTGCAATAGCTTTACCTACCTGTCCGTCGCTCTGACGCATGTACAAAGCGTCACCCTGATCGACTGCTTCAAAAGTTGTAGCATCAAAGCCGACCCTGAAAGGAATAAAAGTTGGGAAACCGTCTTTAAGATCAATCAGCGCGTCGACGAGGCCACGGTAGTTCGGCGCATAAGGTGCTCGAGTCATCGTGAAACCATGTCCAGTCATCAGGTCAACAAGTACCTGTAGAGCTCCTTCTATATTGGGCTCGTAGGCAACTGCCATATGACCATATACTTTTTCATTATTCTAAATTGTTGAACCCTTTACAATAAAGAGATGGGATTTATGCCGTGACTCCAGAAATAATTACAGCTGCAATTACTGGAGGTATCGGTGCATTTACCGGTCTCTCGCGGGCTCTTAATGGGTTCAGCAAAAAACTAGACCGTCGCTTCGAGAGAATAGAAGACGATATTGATATGCTCCACGATCGACTCGCGAGAGAGTACGTATTGAAAGAGGACTTTCTACGTGAGATGGAAGCTGTTCACCATAAACTTGATCGAATTCTCGATCACCTTTTGAAGTCTTAGACTGCTGTCCAGGCTGAACCGTTCCAAATAAACAGGCCAGGAATCGCAGTGTCGTAGTGGAGCTGACCGTCCTCGGGACTCGTTGGCTTGCCTGAGCTGACAGACGCCACTGCTTTTGGAATTTGGAAAGCACTGCCGTCGTGGATCTTGAGGATATGAGTGCTCGATGTATCAAGCCAGTTCTCTCCTTTGCAGAAGGAACCGAATCCTGCCGAAGGGGTGTTGGGCTGGCTGGAGCCCACAAAGGTCGGGCCAGCTTTGATGAGGCCGGTAGACGGTGAAGCCGTATCATCCTTGAAATAAAGTCCAGGATCGCCCGCATTGAAGTTGATGCAGAGCTCTGCCTCACCGATTCGTGCTGGTGTGGGACGATCATGTAAAACTTTTGATCGACGGCTCAAGATCTGGATCGTCATGGTTAATTATTGATATAGAGGCCAGAATCAACCAAGATTGGCTGAGGTAAGAAGGGAGAATATGTTCGACAGTCTAGTTCACTTGAAGTGCCAACTGAAACAGGCGTACCGTTGACATAAGTACCTCCGTCGATCTCACCAAACTGGAAATCACTGGTGTAATCAGTCAGAGGCTGATCCAGCATGCCGATTTTGGTGTCCTGAATGATATCTGGATCAATATTGAACAATTTATTCATCATTTGCAGCATATTCATCGTTGAATTCACTGTTCTGCCGCTTCTATCTAGTTCACCTGCTTCATTTCGACGAATTGAGTCAGTCATCATCATGCTGACTAAATTATCGTCAAAATTACCCACCTGAGTAGGCTGATTTCGATCACCGCTGATTTCTTTAGCCCCAGACCACGGCATTCCGTAGCTCATCATCGACATTCTTTCAGCCTGCATGCGGATTCGGTCATTTTCTTTCTCAAGCTTGTCGTAAAAACGCTCTAAAGCCACACCTAGAGGCTGATCGTTAGGCTCGAGCAACCAACTGCCTACATATTCATGGTTTTTAAGGTTTCTCACCACGCAATAGCCGAGAGTTGTGTTGCTAAAGGGGTAAACAATCTTGAAATTATCTTTATCTACAACTTCTGAGACCGTATATTCACCGTCAATCGCACTTCCGCTCGTAAAATCAAGTCGAATCCTTGTATTAACACCGAGACGATGGTCCGTGGCGGTCACTGTGATGTTTGGGCCACCGTCTTGGCTGTACAAAGCCGATAAATTGATGGGTTCGTTGCCTTCATCGTGGACAATCGACCACATCGCAGCATAAATATGCTTGCACCACCTCGTTTGGTAGTACATGAGGTTCGGATATGAGAACTCACTGCCGTCCTCATACTTCGGAAGGTTGTAGAAGTTATTTACAGCTACATATCCAAAGTCACTGTAAACACCAGCATCATCACGGGTGTCAATTAGATCGCCTTCGCGGTCGATTCGCTGTCCTGGCTTAACACTGTTCAGTTGAGTGACAGGGAATTTACGTTTCTGCGCCTCTGAATAGAGATTAAAGTTGTCACGACGCATGAAGTCTTGACAACTACACTGGTAACGGACCTCAGTCGTCAGATATCTGTCAACTTTAAATCCGCGATGCGCTGGAGTGACCGTTGTGGGTTTATTGTCAATGACTTTTTCGCCATAGCTATCGTCGCGCTGAAATAAAATCTCATTTGTATCTTTGTCCGTACCCGTGACTGTGTAACCTACGTAGTCTTCATAGTCATAACCACGGATTCTTCGGTTAACGATAGCTGTCCCAGCTGTGGTGCCCGCCGCAACTGAAGTCACAGTGAACTGAGTGGCGCTAGTAACAGTCACATCGTATAGACCAGGTATCGCAGTTCCTGATGTAAACACCAAAAGAACTTCATTACCCGTTGCTAGACCGTGTGCAGCCGTGCAGTTGACCGTAATTGTGGTTAGTGACTGGGAATAAGTCGAAAAGATGCCAGGATCACGCTCGATTACACGGTCAGCAAGACGCTCGCCGGCAAAAAAGTTGACGGGTGTAGGGATAAAACGTATTTGAACACGCATTTGCTCCCAATTAAGGTCACTAAAAGTAGTTTCTTTGCGGTAAACAACGTTTCCACTTGTCGTAACAGATGCTGCAGCGGTACAGGTGAACGTATTTTGCGTAGTCCCCGTAATTGCCAGCGTCGCATCAACACCTGAACCGGTTGTGAAATCTAAAAAGACATCATCACCCGTTTCCAGACCATGGTCGTTCGAAGTAACCGTTATAGTCGTTCCCGATTGTGAGTATGTGCCCGAAACTTCACCCGTCAAATACCGTACGGCAGTTATCGGAAGACCGAAATTATAAAAACTAAAGCTATTGGCATCACGAATCCCCACCATCTGCGTTCCCATCTCAGGCGTGGAGCTGGGAAAGGTGAAAACACGGGCAGGAATGAACACTCCAGGAAACTGCTGGAATGCTACATACATTCTGAAGTCGCCACGGGTATTACGATCCTTAGAACTTGTACCCATGTATGTCTGGGTAATGCTGTAAAGGTCGTATCCACGTCGCCAACGTGACCAGAGCGAGTCCCTGTTGTAGAACTTGGTCTCGCTATCGTAGTCTTCATTATCAGGCTGAAAATCGTACAGCCTTGATTTGAATTTTATATCTGTGTTCGGCTTGAAGTTTGTCTGTTTCTCAAACTTCTTTGCGTACTTACCATCAAAGCTCTGGCTTGAAGAACCAAACCCACCAACTTCGAATGGCATAACCTTAAATCAATAGAAGCCGCCTTGAACGCCGACGTAGAAACCGTTGGTCAGAGCCGTAGAACCACTCACAGCTGCATACAAAGCCTGGCCACGCTTGAGCATCAGTCCGCGTTGCTTCGGTGCGATCTGGCTATTCGCACTATCGAAGTTGGCGCCAGCCTGAACCACGGGGTGGTTGATCAAAGGAAGGTCGCGATTCAGAGTCAGGCTGTAGGTGAGGTTCTCGTAGGTCGAAGGGACACTTGCAGTGAACACAGGGAAGAACTGGTTCGTGTTACTGACCGTGCCGACGTTAACAAGGTAAAAGCAGATGTCAGTCGGAAGGTAAGCACTAACGTTTCCGGTGATCGTACCAGTGATGCTAGGGATCGCACCCTCAAAGGTAGTTGAGGTGACGGCGGTTACTTCGATCTCCTGGTCAATTGGATCAGTGCCTGAGCTACGGCTCGTAATGTCCAAGTAAACCTTCTGCCCGACCTGGAGATTGTGTCCTGCAGTAATCGTGACAGTAATTGTGGTGCCATTAGCTGAGTAAGTTCCAGTGGTGGCAGATTTAGCGTCGATGAACTCAATCGTACGCTTGGAATACGTCAACCAGATCTCATCGATGTAAGCACCTGAGATCGAAGTGTCTGTGCTAGCAGAGTCAACGTCAAACACCTTGGTGGCGTTACCCACAGCAGAGGGGACAAGGCTCGTACCAAAATCCTGTCCAGAGGCAACGGTCAGCAACGTAGAAGTCGTTGCTGGACGATCCACCATAAGTGGCTGTTTATTTGAACTACTACTTGACACGTCTGACTAGCGAGTTGCGTTAAAAATATTATAGCCGAGTTGGTTTAATCTTTTTTCTTCTTCTCTTCCATGCGCTTACGTGCCTTGGTGACAGCGTCTTTACGCTTCTCCTTATCAGTCTGTTTTGGATCTTTATCAGAACCTTCTTTCTCTTCTTGCTTTTTCTTGAAATGAGCTAACAGCTCAGGCGGCATTTTCTTACCCATGATCACTCCTCCTCTTCTTCATTTTTATCGACACCAAGTGCCTGTCCAGCCATGCGGGGCTTGGGTTCATCTCTCATTGGAGTCTGAGGTGCAGCAGCTCTTGCGCGAGCTGACCGCATCTCATCTGTCTGACTATCAGATCGGGTTTTACCCATTTTGACGGTAAGTTAAAGGTCTAAATCGCGGATACCCGCACGCAGCTCGTTGCGTAGATCTGCTCCAGGAGCGTACGGTTCTGGCGCAACACCTGGTTGTAATAAGTTTAAATCTAAAACATCTCCCGCCATGCGCGGCTTTCTTGCCGCAACCTTACCGGACTTAGGTTTAGGTCCGGCTGGAATATCGCGACGTCGAAGGCCAAACATGTAGCCAATATTAGTCCGAGGTTTGACCACATCAAAGAGCTGCTACTGTGAAGTCAATCGTCGCGGCCGTCCCACCAGTCTCACTCACAAACACAGGCCGAATATATTTGACAGGACGCCCAGTTACACTATAAAAATAGTTGCCGTTTGCAGTAATCGTCTGATCTGCAATGATGTCAGCCCAGTCGCTGTTGTTGAGGCTGCCCTGCAGAGCAACAACAACATTAGTATTGATAGCAGCAACTTTCACGAACAGCGTATAGCTTGAAGTGGCGAAATAGTTGTTGACTGCAACCTGCACTTCGCTGCCATTACCAGGGGCAGTCAGCTGTGTGCTGGTATCAAAGATAGTATCTTGAAAATAATTTACGCCTGCCATTGCGCCTGCACGGGTCTTTTATTAAGAATAACAGGGGGAATGCTATCGCTATATGAGCGTGAAACTTCCCTCATGTAAGCAGGGTTATTGAGCTGATACCTAGGATCTTCCTCACCCGTGTATGACACCACGAACTGACATTTATCGTGGTTCTCCTGTTTTGCAGTATTGAAAGGATCGCTGAATCCAGCCGTGCTCATCTGATAGTCGTTGTACATATTCCTGTACAAGACCGGAAATGACTGGCTATATCCAGGAACCTGCGCGAATCGCATCACTCAAAAAACTGAGGAGGGCTCATGGCCTCTGTCAGTGCACTCTGTACATCAACTTTTGAACCACCTAAACCGGGACGCAGAGATCTAAACATCTTTAAAAAGTCAAATGCTTTAGGTTCTGTCTTCTTCTCGGTTTTAGCCTCTTCAACTGGAGGTGGTGCCGTAGGTGGAGCTGCCGCTGGGAGAGGCGCAGCGCCACCAGCCAAGGCACGTTTGGTCGCTTCCTGCGCTTCGGGGAGATACTGTTTGTATGCGCCAGAGGTATAAACCGACCAGGCTCCGAGCCCCTGCTGATTGCGGATATCTAAGGCTGCTTTGGCGTTGACCGTAGGATTCTTAAGTTCTTCATTGCTCTTCAGACCATAACGCTGGCGCCTTTCCGTACCGAGCTTATATCCAGGCTCATCAAGCATGTTGATCTGAAACAGACCATATGAATCGTCTGGGTATCTTGGATTATGCGCCTTTGGGTTTAATCCTGATTCTGCAGTAGAGATCGCAATCATTGTCGGAATCTCTGACTGCTTGAAACCAGCCTGATTAAGGATTACTGCTAATTGACCTGGAGTTACTCTTGACACGGTTTCAGCGGTGGTTGGTTTCGAGAATGAGGCGGGTGCCGACAGCAACATCAGCAGGGCCAGGAAGAGCTTGGATAAACTCGGCACCTTCACGGTTGAACCTATACCTAGCTTGCTCAGGATTCCTGTAGTTTGGTACATATAAATGCAGGGCCAAACGATCAGTCTCGTATAGATAAATCTGAGTCCAAGTCTTCAACGTATCTTTGAAGTCCGTGGTGGCGATCGTACGGTCGACGTCACCAGCAATGGACTCCACTCGACCACGAGGGACAGTGTTGTTATTGATCGTCCCAGTCATGTCGGTACGCTTCTCAGCTTCGTCGCACCGCTCAACCTGCTCAACGATCTTGCTATACCAATAGGAGTCCTGAACGTTATCCAGAGCTTCTTCTAATCGTGCAATGTCACCGGCAGGCACTGAGGTGAGGTTATAACCTAAATGCCACCGTACCTTTGACTTAATGAAAGTATCAAGCTGCATTAATCAACACCGATGCATTATTGGTACAGCTTTCAGATGCACCAATAACACATTAACACGCGCCAATAATTACTCGACACGCACAAGGTTCTCGCCAAAAATTTGATCCCAATCAACACGCTTGATTGACTTGAGCTGCTCCAATCGCTGGAAACGCTCACCAGGGAGCGACAGCTGAAGATCTTTGATGTCGCGAGCAGTCTTCAGGCCGACACCGGGAAGGGCATCCGCGATCTGTCGAGCAGACGCAAGATTTAGATTCACACGAGTGTCAATCGGGAAAGTTTCTTTCTTGGTTGGCTTGGCTGGCTTCACGCCTTCTGCAGCCAGAGACTCTGTCAGACGCTCCTCATTCCGTTCCTGCTCCATGGTTGCATCGAGGTGCGGAGTCAGATCATCTTCGTCGATATAAAGGACTTCTTCGTTGGCATCGAGACACATCAGAATGCCTTCCCCGTGCTGAGAAACAACCTCAACTAGACCTCCTGTGACACGGTTCTGGTAAAGCATGATTACAATCGATTACTGATATAGCATATCAAAATAAATTCTTGTAGACAATAAAAAAGCGGGCCGTGAAGACCCGCCGTATGAATATCAGAGCGAAATTATCACTCGTAGTTACCGCCCACTTGGGAGGCGAAGTCCAGGCTGCCAACGATGTCCATGAAGGAGGTAGCAGCAGCAGGACGGAGGTAGTTAACGCGGCAGATGATGTAAGCGGCCTTGCCAGCGTCCTTGTCAGCAGAGCTGATGAAGACACCGTCGCCGTCCACGGAGGTGGAGGTCACAGCGTTGACGTTGTACACCTTGAAGGTGGTGTCAGCGGTGACGCGGTACATCATGGCGTTTGCAGCGTCCTGGTCGTCGATACCAGCGGTGGTAACGGAGGTCCAGAAGGGTGCTTCTGCCACGGAAACATCGGATTCACCCTGGGCGATGGTGCCGGAGGAGAATGCGGTGGTGATGGCGGTTGCAGCAGCCAGACCGTTGGCCTGGGTAGCGGGGACGCCATAGGGAGAACCGCTGTTGTCGGGACCGAACAGCAGGATCTCGGTGTTGGTGCCGTCGATATCTGCAGTCAGAGGAGTAGCAGGATAAGAAGGCTCACCAGCGGAGGGGATGTCCTGACCGATTGCAATCGAAGCGCTGTAGATGTAAGCGGGACGATCAGCATCAGCTTGGACGACCAGGGAGGTGCGGTCATCGCGCACACGGTCGCCAGGACGACGGTCGGGAGAAGGAACCGTCAGGTTGAAGCTCTTGTTGTCGGCCTTGTCAGCGGACAGGTTGTCCACCTTGACATAACCAACCATTTCGTAGAGCTCGAAGCCAGGCCAGCCAAAAACACCTTCGGTGTTGTAGGAGGACAGGCGGTTGATTTGGTTACCGGGCTGCAGAATCGCGCCCTTTTCAGCAGTGTAAGATGCCATTAGTTACGTACCTCCTTTATCACTCAGTAATGGTGAAGGCGGTGGTCACGAAGTCCTTATTCAGGTTCGCGAAACCGGCGTACAGCTGCCAAATCAGGATGATGAAGCGGCTGAAGTCGTCGTTGTTGTTGATCAGCACCTGAGCGTTCGGGCCGCCGATACCAACACCAACTGCCTGAGGACCGAAGAACAGGCCAGCAGGAGTGGTACGACCAGCAACCGCGCCGGAACCATGGCCAATGTCAACAGTTGCAGCCTTGCAGGGGAAGTTAGTGGACTCGAAGAAGCGCACACCCTCGAACACAAAGCCGGAAGGCATGACCGGCTCACCAGCCACGAACTGAGCCTG